CAGAAGCGAGCAGAAAAGGATGTAACTCTATTTGAGACGACAGTCCTTGCTGCTACTGCTCAGAAGTACTGGTCAGACAATGGTGTTTCAGTAACACTATCATTTGATACAGCAACTGAAAAGCAGCATATTTCTTCTGTTCTAAATATGTATGAAGGACAACTAAAGGCAGTTTCGTTCTTGCCAATGGGTAACACAGTTTATCCACAGCAGCCATATTCCGAAATTACAGAAGATGAATATGACTACTACATCGGAAGACTAGCAAAGATTGATTTTTCTGCTATCTATGATGGAGTGGATAATTTAGAAGCACAAGGCGAAGCCTACTGTACTACAGATTATTGTGAAATTAAAATTCCTGACAAAAATTAATTAGGATGTTGAAATGCCCTGTCTTTAATTAGGCAGGGCATTTTCTTATGTGATAGAATAGTAGATATGTCTACTTCGTCTAATCTATATGCAGAAAAAATATTTGCAGAACATCCAATTGCTTTATGGACAATGGATGATGGTGCTGACTATATTTCATTAATTACCGAAACAAATAGAGATTTGACAAATTGGTATTCTCAAAACCATCCATACGCTCCAGGCACTAAAATTTATACAGCAACAAACTATACAAATTCTGCAAATCAACCTTTTCCAAATAGCAAAACAACTAAATTAGTTAAGACATACGACTATCCTGGCAGTGGAGAGATGTATGACACAAATACAATATCACTTGATGGAGGTCCAATATCTATTGGTTTTTGGATTTATGCTGGAGACCCAAATGCATCAATTTTTAATCCATTAATTGCTAGTATTTTAATTGGATATAAAATTGGTGGAACAGTTGTTACTAAAACAGTTACTCCAACATTTTTTAATGGCTGGGTATTTGTAAGTGCAGAATTTCTTTCAACTACAGTAAGTAATTCTGCTGTTGTTTATATTTCCATATATTCAGATTATTCTGGCACTTTTTTAATTAATGGTTTGTCTGTTGGTAAATATGCTCAAGAGTTTAATAAAACATCTTTAGGAATTGATACAGATAAAATAATTGACATTAGTTCTTTTGGTGCATACTCAAACTATCCACCATATTATCAATACACTGGTTTAATTAATTATGGTATTAAAACAGACTCTTATGGATTTTCAAATAGTCCTGCATACTACATATACGATTCCTCGTCAAAACTTTTACAAGCAAAAGTAAATATGACACCACTGGTATATGGTTCAAAAAACTCAACCATGCTATCTTATACATCTAAGGCTGCAATGTTATTTCCATCTTTTGGATTTTTAACACAAAGTGGAAAATATAATACATATACACTTGAAACATGGATTAAGATAAACGATGAAGGATGGGCAAGCGATTCAACTTATCAAGATGCAGAAATTAAAATTATAGGACCAGTATCAACCAATGGTTCTACTGTAGATAATAGAGATGGACTTTATGTTGCAGGAAATTCACTTGTTTTTAAGATAGGGAATAAAAAAGCATCATATTTTATTGGATATCATAATAGAGTTATTTTGTTAAATATTGTCTATACTCCAAACTATGTAAAAGTTTTAATTAATGGAGTAATAGTTATAAACATTCCATTAGAAGAATCTGACCTAGCCCTGATAACATCAACAAAAGATTGGATTTATTTTGGCAGTTTTGTCGAGGCACAGATAGATTGCGTAGCAATATATAATTATGAAATATCAAATACTCAAGCAAAAACTCACTACATTTACGGACAAAGTGTTAAATATCCAGAAGAATTAAATGTAAAATATGGTGGTAAAACCATTTCTACAGAATATGCTTTTGCAGGATATTCAAATAATTTAAAATTTCCAGAAATGACAAAGTGGGAAACTGGACAGTTTGAAAATATTGTTATTAATAATAATATTTTAAAATTTCCAGACTATAAAGTTCCAGAAATAATTTTTGACAATAAAGATTCTGCAAACTGGTATTCAGCAAATGCAGCGTCAACAGATTTCGGAACAAATATTAATTTAAGACCAAACTCCGATTGGTCTAATACAAATGGATATGTTTATTTTAATTCTTTAGATTTTACAAAAAGTCCAATAAAAGGTTTTTATTGTGTAGTTCAATATTCATCTACTGCAAATGAACAAATAGTTTTTAAATTTATTGATAAAAATACTCTTAATTATTTTACTATATCTATAAATGGAAATACTATTTATTATAAATTTAAATATAATTCATTAACAGAACAAACACTTGCTTCTCATACTTTGTCTTATACTACATTCTACTCACCAACAGTAAACTATGCATTAATTGGCATAGATATTGATAAATTTTCAACAGCATATAATTCAGATGTCGCTAACTTTTTTCAACAACTAGGACAGATAAATGCATATGTTGGAGGAGATACTGGATTTGAAAATACTTTTACACAGCCAATAGAATCTATAAATTTTGTTTCTAGAAACTCAATAGATTCTAAATTTTTTGGAGCATATGGAACATCTTTTATTCTTTCAAATTATGTAAATGCTAATGGTATTTTTAATATATCAACACAAGCAGGGTACACAAATATAAGTTCCTATGGAGTAAATCCAACATATAGATTGAATTTTGACTATACGAATAAAAGTTTTAATATTGCTGCTGGTGGATATTGGCAAACAGTTATTCCATTATCATATTTTGGAAAGTATGTTACTAATGCCTCTGGAGGACAAGACTATGTACTTGATTTTATGCAATATAACGTAGATTCTCCAAGGTCGATGAATTATGTTCAAACATTAGACCAGATTGTTGACGATAAATTAACTACTGTAAAATCATTTATTAATTTTCAATATTTAAATGCTGGTCTTACAAAAACAAATTCTGATTTTAGTGTTGCTAGTTATGGAGGAATACCTATTTCAGGTGTGATTAGACCTTTACAATATACAGATTCTTGGGCTACAACAATGTATCAAATTAGTGATGATACTATTATATATCCTGTACAAACTAGTGGACTGTATACCGCACCAAATTTTACAGAACTAGCAATGATAGTTTATCTACAATTTGATACAGATAGTATTTTTACAAATCCAACAAGAATTAGATTTTTAGAATTGGCAGCACAATCACTTAATACAAATACAACTATTCCAAATCCAATTAAAACAAAATTTGGAACTGAAATTATTCCATATACATATACTTTAGATGGTTCTGGAAATAAAGTATTTAATTATAAAAGAACTAATCCATTTCTCATAACTAAAAAATCAAATGGTTATTTAGATTTAGATAGGCAATCTGGAATTACGTTAACAGGATTTAAAAACTATTCATCTGTTTTAACTGACTTATATGATGGTGGTGGAAATGTTTATAGAGGATTGATGTTTAAAATTAATGAAAATCAAAATTCTGTATTTAATCTAGATTCTATTCAATTATCAATTAATCCAGAAAATAATTACTATTATGACAGTGGAGAAATTGGAAAATTAGCATTTAGAACAAAAGACAATGCAAAAAAAATATTTGAAATACAATCAAAAGACAAATTGGTATCTTTCTATTTGTCTTCACAATATGATAATGATGATTATACTGGTAGTCAAAGAATTGGTAAAATTTATGCTATAGACTCTATTACTGGAAATATTGATGAAAACATTATTTATTATTGGAATGGTTCAAAAGTAAAAAATCCATATATTTATTATAATAGATGGGGTACTTTAGGAATTAATTTTACAGAACCACTTTCGTTTGATAACACTATTGGTCAATTTAGGGTAGTGTCTCCAATAACAATTAATGATTTTTCATATTATCAATCATCTATTTCAAAACTGGCACAGTCTGAAATTTCAAGAACATGGTATAACATCATGTACCCACCCATTTCTCAGACAAGCACAGCATACACTTGGACAAATTGGTCAACATCGTCTATTTGGAATGATTTATTAAAAATGTATGACCCAAACAATCCTGCAATAAATCTAATAAGCCTTTATAGTATTTATACTGGTTCTAATAGATATGTTCCAGAATATGATTCAACCAAACTTTTTACAGTTCAAACAGGGCTAAATCGATTTGTTTCTGATGTTTTGAAACAAACAAATATAATTTCTCCTGTATAATATGGTATACTAATGGTTATGAATATAGATATTAATAAAGATATTGGTCAAGTCATGCCCAATCAAATTGGCAAAACAAAGATTTCTATCATAGAAGAACCATTTTCAGACTATGGTATTTACGTTTGGCAACTGCGTTCTGGCAAAGTCCTGACAGATGACCAGGGTAATGCTTTAAGTATTGATTCTATGAGAGGCGATGAATCTAGAGTTACGCTACTTCGCAATGAAGCAAGGTGGCTAGGTTTTCCAGATGGTCAACCTTTATTTTATGCAAATGTTAGAAAAGTATCAGATGAAGAATATAGCGAGCAGATTGACCGTATGGCACAAGGATATATTCCATCAGAAACAGACCTTGGTGCATTCATTGCTGCTAAGAACACATTTGACATGTTTGGAAGTGACGAATAATGAGTTATTATGAATATGCAAATACCCCTGCTCGTTTAGATGAAGCACAAGAGATTAAAAATGAATTTGCAGACCTAGACCCTTTTATTAAGTCATGGGATGAAATTAAATCTTTTAATGGTATGAATACAAATTTTAAACGTAGAAGTTCTAGAATGGCTAAGGCTCTCGGCGATGATGCATATCTACAATCTGCTGGTGCTGTTCAAACTGGTATTAATGGAGCCAGGTCAAACGCTATTAATCCTGGCGTTGTATTTCGAAATGCATATGGACTTTTTGATGTAATTACTCCACCATACAATCCATATGAGTTGGCAAGTTACTATGACACATCATTTGCTAACCATGCCGCTATTGATGCAAAAGTTGAAAATACTGTTGGTCTTGGATATGATTTTATTATTTCTGATAAAACTAATCTTAAACTAGAGGCTGCTTCAGCAGACCAAATGGCTCGTGCTCGCAAACGCATTGAAAAACTGAAAGTACAAGTTCGTGACTGGTTAGAAGGTTTAAATCAGGACGAATCATTCTCGTCTGTCTTAGAAAAAGTATTTACTGATGTTCATACAATGGGAAATGGATACATTGAAGTTGGAAGAACTATAACTGGAGAAATTGGCTATATTGGTCATATTCCTGCAGCCACCATGCGTGTACGCAGACTTCGTGACGGATATGTTCAAATTATCGCTAACATGGTGGTTTACTTCCGTAACTTTGGTGCAAAGAATGTTAACTATATTACAGATGACCCACGTCCAAATGAGATTATTCATATTAAAGAATACTCTCCTTTGAACACTTTTTATGGTGTTCCAGATGTAATTTCTGCTTTGCCAGCATTGATTGGAGATGCTTTAGCCGCACAATATAATATTGATTATTTTAGCAATAAGGCTGTTCCTCGCTATATCGTTACCCTAAAGGGTGCACAACTTACACAAGAAGCAGAAGATAAACTATTTCGCTTTTTGCAGACTGGTCTTAAAGGTCAATCTCATAGAACCTTGTATATTCCGCTTCCAGGAGATTCAGAAACAAATAAGGTTGAATTTAAAATGGAACCAATTGAGGCTGGAGTACAGGAAGGGTCATTTACAAAATACCGTGAGCAGAACCGTGACGATATCCTAGTTGCTCATCAAGTTCCTTTGTCAAAATTGGGTGGTAGTAGTTCTTCATCAATTGCAGACTCATTAGCACAAGACCGAACATTCAAAGAGCAGGTTGCAAGACCTGCACAACGTAATCTTGAAAAGATTCTAAACAAGATTATTCGTGAAAAAACAGATATCCTAGAATTTAAGTTTAATGAACTTACCCTTACTGACGAATTGGCTCAATCACAGATTCTTACTAATTATGTTAAGAACCAAATTATGGTTCCTAATGAGGCTCGTGAACTTCTCAATTTGCCAGAACGTGAAGAGAGTGACTCTATGATTCAACTAACTGCTCGTCAAGCAACTGATGCTGCTGCAAATAATGCAGGTAATAGAAGTCGTGACGGAGAACGTCAACAGGCTCAAGCAGATAGTACTGCAACAACTGCTGGAAGAAATCCAAAGGGTGAGGGGAGACGCTCTTCTTAAAAAAGTGGTATAATAACATTTCTATAACACTTTCATAAAAAGGGGCTATAATTAATACTATGAGTATTC